ATAATAAATAATCCAATAGAAAATTTAAAAATAGTATTCAATCAACTACTTAATGATGAAATTGAAATTAAAAGAATAACAAATGATATTGAATCAAATGAATGTTATACAACAATTGATTGTTTAGGTGAAAATAATAGAGAAATTAATTTTGTTTTCAAAAGTGAATTTATTGAAAGGGAAACTGATGGTGTAATTGAAATTGAAGATTCAAAATTAATTAATTTTTTTATGGGCAATGATGGTGATTCATTAAACATTGATGAAAACACACTAAAAGAATTTAATGATGATTATAATACAGAAATTATTGATTTTATTTCTAATTATATTAATTTTGAAGATGATATGAAATCAAAGGTTGATGATTTGGATGAAGTTATTAAATTAATTGATAATATTCCATATAAAAGAAGTACAGAAGAATTACAAAATCATAAATCCTATGTTGATGAAAAACCAACAAATCCGAATCTTAGAGTAAACTCACCCGAATTAAATTCATATGTTACTGAAAATAATGATGATTTTGATGATGATTTTAATTATGATGATTTAGATGATGAAGATTTGGATGATGGATTAGATTATGATGATAATTTTGGAAATAATTTAAATAATGATATTGATTTTGATGATGATTCCAATTTAGTAAATAAATATAGTGATAAGGATGCAATGAAGTATAAAGATTTAGAAAATGATTATGATGATGAAAACATATCTAATTTAGATTATGAAAATATGGAAAGTTCATCAGAAGATGATGAATTATATAATAAAGCATTTGATAATTTAATGATGAAAAATAAAACACAAAAAAATCCAAATTATTTTCCGTCAAAATCTGAAGTTGAAAGAGAAGTAAATAGAATTTCTAATTTAAATAAAGAACCCGAAAAAAGAAAAAAAGGAATGAGAATGGCTAAAAATAAAACACGTGTATATCCATCATGGGCTGATAATTATTTAAGTGAAAATAAATTAAAAAACACAAATGTTGATTATATTGAATGGAAGTATTTTAATTCAACTAGTGATGAATTTAAAACGTTTTTAATAAAAAGAGCAGATAATATAATCACTAATAAATATGGTATTAATAAATTCAAAATACCAAAAGAAAAATATCATAATTTGATAAGAGATTTAGTCGTTGTATTATTTAAAGAACATATAAGAAGTATGAATGAATCTGAAGATGATGTCATTAAGAATGCTGAAGATAATGAAAATCTTAATATTGGTGATGTTGTTGAAGTAAATGGAATAGAAGGTACATTTCAAATAGGTGTTTTAGCAAGAGAAGGTAAACCTTTTATAATGCCTTTTGATATGAATACAAAAAAACCATATACAAGATTTAGAATATATCTATTTTCATTGAAAGATACTAACATGAAAAGAATTATGAGGTTTTCAGAAACTGATGGTGGTTTTATTATTGAATCAGAAGAAGAAATTGAAACAACTGAAAAAAATAATTTAGATATTGAAAATCTTGCAAAAAAAAGGGATGAAATCGGTGACCAAATTGAAGGTGGTCTTGGTGATGATAAGTCACCATTGGAATTTGACCCAGAACAAATTAAATTGGGAATGAAGGTTGAAATGGAACATACTAATGACCCTATGATTGCATTGGAAATAGCATTAGACCATTTAACTGAAGACCCTAAATATTATACTGTTAAAGAAGACCCAGAAATAAGCGCACAATTTAATGCAAGTAAGGAAGCAAGTGAATATGATAATGAAAAGGAATTGGTAGATGAATTGTTGGGTTATAAGCCAATAAATGTTGGTGATTTAACTGAAGAAATTGTTGGTTCTGATAATGCAAAATCGGTTGTGGGTGGTCAAAGTTCTGATAATAATGATGATGAAATAAAAAAATATCAGGAATATGAAAAGAAAGATTTTAATAGTTTAAGGGATGATGAAAAAGAAGAATTTTTTGAATTATGGAAAAAATATAGAGAAAAATAAATTTAAATAATATTTCTTTTTTGAAAAAGGACTACTTATTGTAGTCTTTTTTTGTTGTTGTTGAAAATATTACTATTTATATTAGAATAAATTTATCATTATGAGTAGAATTAGAAGTTATTTTAAAAAGTCAAATACTTTAATAACAAATAATACAACAAATAATTCTCAAAATCCTGTTACCGAAATATCATATGGTACTTATGATGGTTGTGTTAGTAGATATATTTTTGATATTGATTTTTCTTTATTAAGAAAAAGAATAGAAAGGGGTATTATTATTCAAAACAATATTAAAAAACATATTTTACACATGACAAATACAATTGGTAGGGATTTAAAATATGTTGGAAAAAAATCATATTCGGAAATGATTGAAAGAGCAAGTAGTTTTGAATTGGAAGTTTTTAATCTTTCTGAAGATTGGGATGAAGGAAATGGTTATGATTTATTATATGATGATACATTTGCTGATAAATCATCAAAACATGCATCCAATTGGTTTAATAGAAAAACAAATTTATTTTGGAATGTAGATGGTGTTTATTCAACTGGTAATACTGAAATTATTGGAAATCAAAGATTTGAAAAGGGTAATGAAAATATTGAAATTGATATTACTGATTATGTAAACCAAAGATTATTTGAAAATGAATATAGTGGTAATACTGTTTTTAGTGGTGATTCTTTTGGTTTAGGGATTAAGTTTTTAGACTTATATGAATCTTTGGAAACAGATTTTAGACATGCAGTTGCTTTTCATACAAATAAAACAAACACGTGGTATGAACCGTATGTTGAAACAATTTATGATGATATCATATTAGATGATAGAAATTATTTTTATTTAGATAAAAAAAATAGATTATATTTATATACAAATTCTATTAGTATTTTAAATAATAATGAAATTATTGTTAATCATGTAAATATATATGATAATAATAATAATTTTATTGAAACCATTAGTGGTGATTCAATTACGAATGTTGGTAATGGAATTTATTTTGTTGAATATAAAATAAATTCAAATGAATATCCTGATAGTGTTTTATTTGTAGATGAATGGAATTTAACAATGAATGGAGTTGAAAGTAATTATTATAGTAAATTTTATTTGATATCACCAGAAAAATATTTTATAATTAATGAAGAATCACAACTAAATTTAGAAAATTATCATTTTAATTTTTGGGGAATTAAAGAATCTGAACAAATAAAATCTGGTGATATAAGGAAAATAAAAATATCGGTTAAAGAATTGTATACAAACCAAAACAATTTTATTCCATTAAATATTGAATATAGAGTATATATAAAAATTAGTGATGGATATGAAATTGATGTAATACCATTTACTAGTGTAAATAGAACCAAATTTGGATATTATTTTAATTTAGATACATCGTGGTTAATACCACAAGTTTATTATATTCAAATTAAGTTAAAATCGGGCGAATATTTTGATATAAAACAACCATTATCGTTTGAAATAGTAAATGATGGATTTTTTTAATTATTAGTTGAATTTATTTGTATATTTGAAAAAACTGAAATATATTTGTATTGTAATTTAATTTTAATTGTAAAAATAATAACTGTAACTTAAAAAACTGAAATTATGAGTAATGTAACTGAAGGAAAATCACCACAAGGTGGTGATTTATCACAACTGAAAAAAATGTTTGCTGACTATCAAAAAAAACAATCACAAGCAAACAAAAAAACATCATCCCGTGAAAATATTCTTGCTAAGTATTTTGTGCCTAGAAATACGAAAGAAACGTTTAGAATATTACCACCAAAACAAGGTAGAAAACATATTGAAGAAGCCTATTTTCATGTTGTTACTACAAACATTGCGGGTGGTGTAAAAAAGCATGGTACAATTCTTTATTGTCCTGCACACAATGACCCTAGAGTTCCAAAAATTGGTAGTGATGGTAAACCTATGTTAGACCAAAACAATAATCCAATTTTAGTTCCAGCACCATGTCCTCTATGTGCAAAGTATAAAAAACTATTATCACAACAAGACCCATCATTAATTGGTGTTAAGAAAGAGGAAATGAATGATGTTCAAAAAAGAATAAAGGCAAAAAACGATGAAATATATAAAGAAGCCATTAAATGGGAAGCAAAGAAATTTTATATAATTCGTGGTATTGATAAAGGTGCTGAAAAGGATGGTGTTAAATTTTGGAGATTTAAACACAATTATAAAAATCAAGGAACTCTTGATAAACTACTTCCAATTTTAGAAGATTATATGATGATGAATCAAGCAGATTTTTCAGACCCATATAATGGAACTGATTTAAATATTATAATGACTGATAGTGAATTTAATGGTCGTGTTTATAAGGCAATATCAGCAATTACAGCAAGAGGAAAATCTAAATTATCACAAGACCCTCTTGTGATGAAACAATGGCTTGATGATGATATTAGTTGGAGAGATGTTTTCTTACCAAAGAAAGCACCAAATATAACACCATTTGAATTTTTAGAAATGGTTGTAAGTGGTACTAATCCATATTGGGATGATACTGATGCAAAAAATAAACGTTGGGTATTTCCAAATAGACCTGATTTGGAAGAATTAGCAAATACACGTAAAATGAATTTAGATTCAACTGAAGATGATAATTTTGAATATGCTTCTGATTTAGAGGATGTTGAATATCCACGTGTAACAATAAGCAATATAACCGAATCTGATGTTGGAACATATGATGATGATGCTACTGATTTAGGTAGTGATGTTATGGAAAATGAAGATGATTTGAATGAGAATGATTCAAATGATGATTCAGAAATAAGTGATTTTTCTGATTATGATATGGATTCTGATGATTATGATGATTTACCATTTTAATTTATTTTTAAATCCAATTGGTGTTGATTAAAATACCAATTGGATTTTTTTTTATTTAATTTTAATAAAATTTATATATAATGAAAAACGATTCTTTAAATTTAGATAGTGATGGTATTCAAGGAAATAAAAGAAAACCAACACCCAAAAAAACATTTTCTTTAGAGAACTTTAAGAAAAAGGCAAATGTTGAAGATGTACCCAATAAACCATTAGAATGGATTACTTTATCTTCAGGTTTTAAAAAAGCAACAGGTCTTCCTGGTGTAGCAAAGGGTTATGTTAATTTATTTCGTGGACATACAAATACAGGAAAGTCAACAGCAATTTGTGAAACATTAGTTGAATCTCAAAAAATGGGAATTTTACCTATTCTAATAGATACAGAAAATAATATGGGTAAAGGTAATTATCGATTAAGTGAGTTGGGTTTTGATTTTGATAATTATATAAGAGTGGATAATGATTATCTTTTGACTGAATTTGGAAAAAAACAAAATAAAAATAGAAATGAAGCATCAATTGAAGATTTAGCAAAATGTTTTTATTATTTTTTAGACATGCAAGAATCTGGTGAATTACCATACGATTTATTATTTGCAATTGATTCTATTGGTACATTAAATTGTATAAAAACAATTGATGCAGCAGAAAAAGACGATACACAAAACAATATGTGGAATGCTGGTGCATATGAAAAATCTTTTATGTATTTGTTAAATAATATAATACCAAGTAGTAGAAAGGGTAATAGAAAATATACAAATACTGTAGCAGCAGTTCAAAAAATTTGGATTGATAATATGAATAAAGGTGTGGTAAAACATAAAGGTGGTGAAACTTGGTATTTAGGTTCTAGGTTAATATATCATTTTGGTGGAATTATTACACATGGAACTAAAGCAGCAGTTGCTGAGAGTAAAAAACGTGTTGTTTCATATGGTATTGATACAAAAATTGGTGTTGCAAAAAACCATATTGACGGTCCGTTGGGTGGTATATCAATGCAAGGTAGAATTGTTTCAACACCATTGGGTTTTGTACATCCTGATGATATTCCTGATTTCAAGAAAAAACATATTCTTTATTTTAGAAATCTTTTTGGTGATGATTCTATTAATGAAAATGATTTAGTTCTTTCAACAAAGAACATTGATGGGGAAGGAAAAATATCATTTGAAGATGATATTGTAGAACATATGGATTTTGAAGATGAAGATTAGGACATTATTGGTTGATTCATCATACTTATTACAACGTTCATTTCACGGTGCAAGAGATACTTACACCGTGAAATTTGGACATATTGGTGGATTATATCAATTTTTAACAACTGTTCGTAAATTAATAAAAACACATAAAATTAATAAAGTTGTTTTAGTTTGGGATGGTGAAAATAGTGGAATATATAGACATAGAATTGATAGTAATTACAAATCGAATAGAAAAAACAAAGAATGGTATCGTAAAATTGAAATGAGTGATGTTGAAATAAAAAAAGAAAAAGAAAAAGAAGAATCAATATTAAAACAGAAAAAAAGAATACAAGCATATGCAGAAGAATTATTTTTAAGACAAATAGAAGTTGACGAAATAGAAGGTGATGATTTAATTGCAAAATATTGTATTGAATATCATGATAAAGAAGAAATTTTATTATATTCAAATGACAAAGATTTTCTTCAATTATTAGATTTAAATATTTTAATTTTATTTCCAAATAAAGAACAACCAATAAATAAAATTAATTATATTATGCACTTTAGTCATCATTATACAAATGCTTTAGTTTATAAAATAATTTGTGGCGATGCTTCAGATAATATAAAAGGTATTGATGGATTGGGTGAAAAAAGTTTATTGAAATATTTTCCAGAATTAAAATTTAAAAAATTGACTGTTCGTGAAATTTGTATTAAAGCAAAAGAATTTAATGAAAATAGATTAAAAGAAAATAAAAAACCAATAAAGGCATTGGATAATTTATTGAACAATGTGAATAGATTAAAAACAAATTATAAATTAGTTAATTTAAAAAATCCAATACTTAATGAAAAAGCAAAGGAAGAATTATTACAATTAGAAGTACCATTATCTCCAGAAAATAGGGGGAGTAAAAATTTGTATAATATGATGATTGAAGATGATTTTTTAAGTGTTTATGGTAGCACTTTTCCTAATTACGTTGAACCGTTTTATACTGTAATTATGAATGAAAAAAAATTATTAACTGAATATTATAAAAAATAATATTTTTTTTGTTTATTATTAAAATATAATATATTTTTATACAATAAAACTTTTTAAATTATACGAAAATGGAAGAAAAAGATGTTAATATTTTTAAATTTTCTTTATCACAGGGTGATATAATTTTATGTGAAAAAATTTTTGATGGAAATGTTTTTAGTCCGTATGTTAGATATTCAGTGGATATTAGAGATATTTTACCAAAAATAATAACAAGATTACAAAAACTATTATCCAAACAACAATATAGTCATATATATTATGTAGGTAAGGATAGTATTAATTCAGAAAATTTAACACATTATGATTTTTTAAATTATAATAATCATATAATTAATTCTTTTCCTAAAAAACAAAGAGAAGAATTAAAATATCAACCAAAACCAATCATTTTACATATTGAAGATAAAATCATAAAAGGTGTTGAATGTAAAATTGGGTTATATGTTAATGACAATCCAATTGTAGAAAGATTATTTTATGTTGATAGATTTAATCCTGATGTTCGATGGTCTGTTGATATTGTTGAATGTGTTGTTGATATTACAAATCAGATTTTCGAAAAAATGAAAATGTGTGATATTATAAATATGCAATATTCTTATTAACAATAATTTTATATAAAAAATGGATGGTGTTGTAGAAAATACATTTACAGCATATTTGGGATATGAATTTCAACAAAAATTAATGTGGCAATTATTGGTTGAACCAGAATTTGCAGAAAAAACAATTCTTAATTTAGAAATTGAATATTTTGATGACCCAATTTTAAAAAGATTGTTTATAATAATTTTAGAATTTTATAAAGAATTTGAAAAAGTTCCTAATCTTCAGAATAAAAGCATTTATCAAGCAATAAATACATATAAAACACCAAATAATTCAATAGAAGAAGAATCGTTGTTTTCTATAATTAAACGTCTTGAATTATGGAATGAAAGGATTATTAATAAGCAAATGTTGTATGATGGGGATGTTATTAGAAAAAGTACAAACATTTTTATTAAACAACAAGAATATCGTAAATTATCAGATTATATTCATGAAAATGTAAAAACGGGTGATATTAAAAATAAATATGTTGTTGGTTTAATTGAAGAAAAAATAAGAACAATATCGTTGATTGATTCTGAAGATGATTCTGAAGAAGTTATTGAAGGAATTGATATTGCATTAAGAAAAGAATTTAGAAAAACAATACCAACTGGTGTTGGTGTAATTGATGCATTAAGTGGTGGTGGTTTGGGTAGGGGTGAAATTGGTTTAATTTTATCTCCATCGGGTGTTGGAAAAACAACCTTATTAACTGTTATTGCAAACACTGCATATGAAAATGAAAAAAA